GACTTGGCGGACCGACTTGGCGTCAGCGACCAGTCGATGCGTCAGCAACTTGGGCGATTGCGAAAGGCCATCGAACCGCTGACCGTGACGCTCGGCATCCCACTGGACCAAGATTCGTTTGTCCAAACGAAGGAGCGCGCTGGCTATCGCCTGAACCCCGAATGGCGGGAGGTCTCGGTCGGGGACATCCGGGTCGATACCGCGGTCACATCACAAGCTTGAGCCGATTACGTCACGGCCCGATCTACCCGACGTCACAATTCGCCCGCTGAAAGCCCCGGATTCCGGGGCTTTTTCGTGCGCCGACGTCACAAGAAAGACGAGGCCTGATTATATATCAGCGCCCGTAACACGTTGAAAATGCTCGCATATCCAGGCGCTCCAAAGTGGCTGGATGAAGCGGAAGGCACATCAACGGAGTTACACCTATGTCACTCAGGCATTTGAACCAGATCGAGCTCGCCGCTCGCTGGAACATCAGCCACCGAACGCTTGAGCGGTGGCGCTGGACGGGCGAAGGCCCGCGCTTCGTCAAGCTCGGCGGTCGCGTCGTGTATCGCCTCGAAGACGTCGAGGAGTACGAGCGCGAGCAGATCCGGGCGAGCACCGCCGACCACCCCAGCAAGCCTGCGGCATGAGGGGGTGGTGATGACGATCTCCAACCGCATCTCCCTTGATGAGCTCCGGCGCATGGCCGTCGGCGACATCGCCGCTCTGCCCGCCGAGCAACTCGTCCTCTTGCAGGACGAGGCCGCCGACGCCCTGCGCCGCGCCAAGACCGTCTGCGACTGGCTCGATGGGGCCGTCGCGCTCAAGTACGGTGATCGTGCCCACGCAGCGCGCCAGACTGCCGGCAAAGACACCGGCACGGTCCGCTTCGATGACGGCGCGGTCACCGTGATCGCCGACCTGCCGAAGCGCGTCGACTGGGACCAGGACAAGCTCGCCGCTCTCGTCGAACGCATCCGGGCCGAGGGCGACGACCCTACAGAATACGTCGATGTCGCGATCAAGGTGCCCGAACGCAAGTTCGCGGCCTGGCCGAGCCACATCCGCTCCGTCTTCGAGGACGCGCGCACCGTCCGCACCGGCAAGCCCAGCTTCCGTCTTTCCCTGAACAGCGAGGTGTCGTCATGAGCATCACGAAGAAGCTCGCGATGCTCCGCGAGCACCATTACGGGCTGGACAAGCTGCCCGAGACCATCCGGGTGCCGGCCCTTGGCGAGCGTCGCGACGAGACCGTCAAGCCGGTCGGGGCGGCCTCGATCGACGACCTGGCCTTCGCCCTCATCGGGCTGAACGAGCGGGCATCGGCTCTCTACCGCGAGATCGACGCGGTGCGCACCCTCCACGACGAGGCCCGCAAGGCCGGCGCGCTCGGAGCGGACATCGCGGTCGACGCCCTGATCGCGACGAAAGGAGGCAAATGATGGCCCTCCCGATCATCTCCGCCGACGAGCGGCTCGCCGAGCCGCGCGGCATCAAGGGCACGATCTTCGGCAAGTCCGGGATCGGCAAGACCTCGCTTCTCTGGACGCTCGACTCCGCCACCACGCTGTTCATCGATCTGGAGGCGGGCGACCTCGCCATCGAGGGATGGTCCGGCGACAGCGTCCGCCCGCGCACATGGGCCGAGTGCCGCGACTTCGCGGTCTTCATCGGCGGCCCCAATCCGGCGCTGCGGGACGACCAGGTCTACAGCGAGGCCCACTTCGCGGCGGTGTGCGAGCGCTTCGGCGATCCGGCTTCGCTCGACCGCTACCACACGGTCTTCATCGACTCGATCACCGTCGCCGGGCGGCTCTGCTTCCAATGGTGCAAGGGGCAGCCCGAGGCGTTCTCGGAGAAGACCGGCAAGCCCGATATTCGCGGCGCCTACGGCCTGCACGGCCGCGAGATGATCGCGTGGCTCACGCATCTCCAGCACACGCGGGCGAAGAACGTCTGGTTCGTCGGGATCCTCGACGAAAAGCTCGACGACTTCAATCGGCGCATCTTCCAGCCGCAGATCGACGGCTCGAAGACCGGCCTCGAGCTGCCGGGCATCGTTGATGAAGTCCTGACGATGGCGGAGATCAAGGACGAGTCCGGCGCGCCGTACCGTGCCTTCGTCTGCCAGACGATCAACCCCTGGAACTTCCCGGCGAAGGATCGATCCGGCCGTCTCGACCTGATCGAGGAGCCGCATCTCGGCCGCCTGATGGCCAAGATCCGCGGGCCCGTGAAGCCCGCCTCCGAGCGGCTGGCCTATCGCAGCCCGCCCCCGGCCGCGACCGCGCCGACCTCCGACGCCCCCACCCATTCCGAAAACGCCTGAACGAGGAGGCCCCAGCCATGACTGGATCCTGGAACGATTTCAACGACGCCAAGGAGAACAGCAACATCATCCCCAAGGGCACGCTGGCCAAGGTGCGCCTGACGATCCGTCCGGGCGGGTTCGACGATCCGGCGCAGGGCTGGACCGGCGGATACGCCACGCGGGGGACCACCGGCTCGGTCTATCTCTCGGGCGAGTTCACGGTTCTCGAAGGGCCCTACGCCCGGCGCAAGATCTTCACTCTGATCGGGCTCTACAGCCCCAAGGGGCCGGACTGGGCGAACATGGGCCGCAGCCTGATCCGCGGCATGCTCAACTCCGCGCGCGGCATTTCGGACAAGGACACGTCCGCTCAGGCCCAGGCCGCCCGTCGCATCAGCGGCTTTGCCGATCTCGACGGGCTCGAGTTCGTGGCGCGGATCGACATTGACACAGACACCAACGGCGAGGAGAAGAACGAGATCCGCGCGGCCGTGACGCCGGATCACAAGGACTATGCCGCCCTCATGGGCGTGCCCGGTGCGGCACCGCAGCCGCAGGCTCAGCCTTCCCAGCCCTCCATGCCGCAGCCGGGCACGCGCCCGTCCTGGGCGCAGTGAGGCGGCCATGCTGCTGCGTCCCCGCCAGAAGCAGTTCGTCGAGCGCAGCGTCCGCGCGCTCGGCGAACACGGAAACACCCTCGGCGTCGCCCCGACCGGAGCCGGCAAGACGATCATGCTCTCGGGGGTCGTCGGTCGCATGGTCGGCGAAACCCCGAAGAGCACGGGCGCCAAGGCCTGCGTGCTCGCCCACCGCGACGAGCTGACCGCTCAGAACCGCAGCAAGTTCGGGCGGGTGAACCCGAAGATCACGACCTCGGTCGTCGATGCGAAGGAGAAGTCGTGGGCTGGACAGGTCACCTTCGCGATGGTGCCGACGCTGGCGCGCGCCGGTAATCTCGGCCAGCTGCCCGCGCTCGACCTCCTGGTGATCGACGAGGCACACCACGCGGCCGCCGACAGCTATAGGCGCATCATCGACGCTGCGCTGCAGCGCAATCCCGCGTGCCGCGTCTACGGCGTCACGGCGACGCCCAATCGGGGCGACAAGCGCGGTCTGCGCCCGGTGTTCTCCAACGTCGCCGATCAGATCCGGATCGGGGAGCTCATCGCGTCCGGGCATCTCGTGCCGCCGCGCACCTTCGTCATCGATGTCGGCGTCCAGGACCAGCTCACCAAGGTGCGCCGCACGGCCGACGATTTCGACATGGCCGAGGTCGACGCGATCATGAACCGGTCGCCGGTCACGGACGCCGTCATCCGCCACTGGCGGGAAAAGGCGGGCGAGCGCCAGACGGTGGTGTTCTGCTCGACCGTGGACCACGCGCGCAACGTGACCGCCGCTTTCAACGCAGCCGGTGTCTCCGCCGGGCTGATCCACGGCGACATGGCCGATACCGACCGCAAGGCGACGCTCGCAGCTTATGCCGTCGGCGACCTGCGGGTCGTCGTCAACGTCGCCGTCCTGACCGAGGGTTGGGATCACCCGCCGACGGCCTGCGTCGTGCTGCTGCGGCCGAGCTCCTACAAGTCGACCATGATCCAGATGGTCGGTCGCGGTCTGCGCACGGTCTCGCCCGAGGAGCATCCCGGCATCATCAAGACCGACTGCATCGTGCTCGACTTCGGCACCTCGACTCTGATGCACGGATCGCTGGAACAGGACGTCGACCTGGACGGTCGCGAGCCCTCCGGCGAGGCGCCCACCAAGGATTGCCCGGACTGCGGCGCCATCGTGCCGCTCGCCACTATCGAATGCCCGCTGTGTGGGCACCTCTGGGAGCGTCCCGAAGGCGGCGAAGCAGCGCCGCTCGGCGACTTCGTGATGTCCGAGATCGACCTGCTGAAGCGGTCGAGTTTCCGCTGGTGCGATCTGTTCGGCGACGATGCCGCGCTCATCGCCAACGGCTTCAATGCCTGGGGCGGTGTCTTCTTCCTGAATGGCCGCTGGTACGGCGTCGGCGGGCTGCAGAAGCAGCGGCCTCATCTGCTGGCAGTGGGCGAGCGCACTGTCTGCCTGGCGGCGGCTGATGACTGGCTCAATGAGCATGAGAGCGACGAGAGCGCACACAAGACGCGCCGCTGGCTGAACCAGCCGCCGACCGACCGGCAGCTCGCCTTCCTGCCGCCGGAGTATCGGCAGGATTTCGGGCTCACCCGCTACCAGGCATCGGCGCTGCTGGCCTTCCGTTTCAACCGCGACGCCATCCGCTCCCTCGTCTTCGGCGCGGCCGATGCCGCGCCCGAAGCAGCCATCGGGAGGGCGGCATGAGCCATGGCATCTGTTTCCCCCACCACGGCCGAGGACCGGCGGCGGCTCTGGCATCCGCGTGGAACGCTCTGTGCTGTCTGCCGGCGACCCACCCGTGGCTTTGGCTGGTTCGACCCGGTGCGCCCGGCGGCTTCGCCGCCAAAATCATCGAACTGGGCGCGTACGCGCCCGGGGCAACCGCGCCCCTCGGTCTGGTTCTGCTCGATGGCCTGCCAAGGCTTCTGGACGCGCTTGGCGCGGGAGCGCTGGGCCATGGTTGATCTCACCGAACAGGAGAAGGCGGCGATCCGCGCCGCCATGAAGCCGGTCGCCGAGATCATGGAGGAGATCGGCTGGCAGGCGCGCTTCTCCGACCTCACGGAGGCGCAGGTGCTCACGCTCATTGAGGTCGCCGTCGGCGGCTTCCAGGACGCCATGCACGCCATGGCAGCCGACGCCGACGCGGAGGTGCCGTTCTGATGCTCGACTACAACCACCGCCCCACTTGGGCCGAACGCATCAATGCGGTGATCGACGAGGCAATCGCCGCTGAACGTGCGGCGGTTGCGCCAAGGGCCTACCTCGGCGGCTCCCGCCTCGGACACGGCTGTGAGCGCGCTCTGCAATTCGAGTTCGCGGGCGCGCCGAAGGATGAGGGCCAGGAGTTTTCCGGCCAGACTCTGCGGATCTTCGAGATCGGACACGCGCTCGAAGATCTTGCCATCGGCTGGCTGCGCGGTGCCGGGTTCGATCTCTATACCCGCAAGGGCAACCGTCCGGACGGCGAGCAATTCGGCTTCTCGGTTGCTGGTGGCCGCATCCGCGGTCATGTCGATGGGATCATCGCCGCCGCACCCCAGCTGCTGGGCATCGGCGTTCCCGCGCTCTGGGAATGCAAGACGATGAACGCCAGGAACTGGCGCGAGACCGTGGCCAAGGGCGTGGTCGTGGCGAAGCCCGTCTACGCGGCCCAGATCGCCCTCTACCAGGCCTATATGGAAGCGCAGGTTCCCGGTATCTCCGACAATCCCGCGCTCTTCACCGCCATCAACAAGGACACCGCCGAACTGCACCACGAACTCGTGCCGTTCGACGCGGGGCTCGCCCAACGCATGAGCGATCGCGCCGTGCGTATCCTTGAGGCGACGGATGCAGGGGATCTGCTGCCGCGCATCGCCACGACCCGTGACTTCCACGCGTGCCGGATGTGCCCGTGGGCGGAACGCTGCTGGAGCCTGCCAGCATGAGCGACGACAACATCGTCCACTTCAACCCCTGGCGCGACTTCAACGACGCCGCGCCGCAGGCCGATCCGTTCGACATCGAGCCGGATCCAGAGCAGATCGCCGTCTTTCTCGACGTCGTCTTCGGTTACTGCGAGGGCTGGGTGCCCCTGCGCGGGTTCGTGGACAAGGGCCAAGGCATCGACGGCCGACCCCACAACGCCTGGATCGAGATCGACGACAGTTTGCTGGAGAAGGCGGTTTCCTTCGCCGGTTGGGCAGCACGCGAAGGGGCGGCCTTCTATGTAGTGCCGGGAACGGTCGCCGAGACCGGCAAGGCCAAGGCCGCCGATGTCCAGCAGATGCAGACGGTCCTGGTCGACCTCGACGCCGGAGACATTGCGGCCAAGCTTGACCACCTCGTACGTCATCTCGGCGAGCCGACACTGCTCGTCGAAAGCGGCGGCCGGACGCCGGATGGTCTCGACAAGCTTCATGTCTGGTGGCGCTTGAGCGAACCGGCCGAGGGCGAGGACATCGCGCTTCTCTGTCGGCTGCGCGGCGACATCGCGGTCAAGGTGGGCGGCGACACCCATTTCCGATCGGCTCACCAGCCAATCCGCCTGGCCGGCTCCGTCTATCACAAGGGCGGGTTCAAGCGCCTCGTCAACATCCGCCGCCATAGCCCGCGGGTCGAGGTCCATCTGCGCGACTTCGCCGAACTCGTCGCCGACATGCCGCCACTTGCCGGAGTCGGATCCGAGCCAGGCCCCTCGACCGACAAGCCGTCGATCACCGATGTCCTGACGACGCCGGTCCGCGAAGGCGGATCAGACGATTGGACCCGCTTCCAGGGGGCGAGCGCCGCCATCGGCCACTACGTCCGCATGGCGCATGAGGGCCGCATGAGCCGCGACGACGCTTGGGAGGCGATCTGCCAGTACAACGCCGCCCAGCTCCGTCCCAGCTGGCCGCTCGAACGCCTCGCCTCGGAAGCCCAGCGCCTCTGGCGTCTGCACGAAGAGCGCCACGGACCGGCCCTCGAACGGATCGCCGTTCCGCCGATGTCCGCGCTGCCGGTTTTCACGCTCGGCGCACTGCTCGACGACGTGAGCCCGATGCCCGAGGACATCATCGCGCCGCGATTGCTGACGCCGGGCGGGATGCTGGTGCTCGGCGGCGCCCCCAAGGTCGGCAAGAGCGACTTCCTGATCAGTCTGCTCGTCCACATGGCGGCGGGCGTGCCCTTCCTCGGCTTTGCGCCGAGCCGGCCGCTGCGGATCTTCTATCTGCAGGCGGAGATCCAGTACCATTACCTCCGGGAGCGCCTTCAGGCCATCCGGATCGAGCCGGCGCTCCTGGCCGCGGCGCGCGATAATCTCGTCGCCACGCCGAAGGTCCGCATGTTGCTCGACGCCGGCGGCGTGGGCCTGACCATCGCCGCGGTTCGCGCCCACTACGGGCATGGCGCGCCCGACATCCTCTGCATCGACCCGATCCGCAATCTCTTCGATGGCGGTCCGGACGGCGGCGGGGAGAACGACAACACCGCGATGCTCTTCTTCCTGCAGGAGCGGGTCGATGCCCTGCGGGACGCCGTAGCCCCGGATGCCGGCCTGATCCTCTGCCATCACACCCGCAAGATCACGAAGAAGCAGCTCGTCGAGGACCCGTTCATGGCGCTCTCGGGCGCGGGCAGCCTCCGCAGCTTCTACACCTCCGGCGTGATCATGCACCGGCCCGACGAGGACCGGCCGGAGCGGATGCTGCATTTCGAGCTCCGCAACGGCCCCGGCATCGAGCCGATGATCGTCGACAAGGCGGACGGACGCTGGATCGCGATCGACCGCTCGGAGACAAGGCTCGTGCGTCGCGAGTTCGGCGAGAAGCTCGACGCCGAGCGCGCGCGCAAACACGACGTGATCCTTCAACTGCTCTTCGATGAGGCCGAGGCCGGCCGGCTCTACACCGCGCTGCAGTTCGCCGAGAGCTTCGAGAATCAGGCCGGGCTCGGCGGCAAGGACACGATCCGCGAGCGAATCAGCGTGCTGGCCACGAAGGGTTTCATCAAGTTCGTTCGCGATGGCGCGCCGTTCGGTCTGCCAACCTCGCGCTCGAAGTTCGGCTATCTCTGCGTCGAGGGCATGACGTTCCCGACCGGAGAAGAGACGGCAGACCCCGACACCGGCGAGGTCGTGCCCGTCCGGATCCCTGTCCTTCCCAGCACCTACAAATGCCCGCAGAGCGGCGCGGCGCTGCCGGTCGAGAACCCTCTGGTCTGGGTCTATCAGACGGAGGTGACCTCGTGATGCGCCAGCTCATCCCGATTACGCGGACTTACGCAGGATCAAGTTGTGGCAAGTTGCGGCGAGCTGGGCGGCCAGCTTCCCAACTACTTTCGTTGCTTTTCGCGCCGCCGCGCTCCGCCCAGCCATCCCGCGCACATTCAAGTTGGGAAAGCTCGTCCCAACTACCTTGGCTCCCGCGCGCTCCGTTGCGCGGCCTTTCGCAGATTCAAGTTGGGAACGCGACCCACGCCACGGGCTGTCCCAACTTCGATTTCTCCAAACGATTCAAGGCGTTGATGCACTCTCGAAGTTGTGGGGGTGAAAGCCACCCCCTCCGGGGGTGGGGGAGAACCGCGCCGAGCGGGTTCTCCCACTCCCACCCCCAGGGGCTTCGCGCGCGCGGTCGCCGTGCCGGCCATCCCCTCACCGACATCAGACGAGAAGGACCCACCACCATGAGTCAGTGCCCGTCACCCCTCCCAAAGAGCGCGCCCCATCCGGCCCCGGTCATCTCGACATCCGCGGGCGGCGCCATTCTCGCCCTGGATCTCGGCACCACTACGGGCTGGGCGAGCCTGGCGGGCGGGATCGTGCACAGCGGAACCGCCAGCTTCCGCTCCGGCCGCTACGACGGCGGCGGCATGCGCTACCTGCGCTTCCAGCACTGGCTCGCACAACTGGCCGACGACAGCGGTGGATTGGCCGCGATCTATTTCGAGGAGGTCCGGCGCCATATCGGCACTGACGCCGCCCACATCTACGGCGGCTTCCTGGCGACGTTGACCGCTTGGTGCGAGCGTGAAGGCGTCGCCTATCAGGGCGTTCCTGTCGGCACCATCAAACGCTTCGCCACGGGCAAGGGCAACGCCGGCAAGGATGCAGTGCTCGCAGCGATGCGCCAGCGCGGGTTCCAACCCGCCGACGACAACGAGGCCGACGCGATTGCGATCCTGCTCTGGGCGATGGAGACCCGGGGAGGTATGCTGTGAGATGGACGCCGAGCTTGGTCGAGGAGCGGCTGGCGGAAGCCGCATCGGTTCTGAAACGACTGCCGGAGCCCCGCCGGCAGGGCTACTTCAACCTCTGGCCGGAGATCCTTCACAGCTTCGCCGACAAGGTCGGACATGAGCCGAAGCCGATGCGCGTCATCCCGTCACCCGCCGCGATCAGCCGGATGGAGGAGACGCTCAACTGGACGGTGGGGCTCGATCCGATCGACGGCAAGATCGTCTGGCTGCGCGCCTACGGCGAGCGCTGGAAAACCATCTGCTGGACCGTCGGATTGCAGCGGTCGGCGGCTCACGAGCACTGGCTCTACGCGCTCTGCGTGATCGCATGGCGGCTGAACCGGCGTAGCGTCCCGAAGTTTCGATCGAGGCGTTATGTCATCGAAATGGTGAAGCGGGCTTGTGGGGACGAGGCCGAGCCCCAGATTAACGCCTTGTCCGTACATTGTCCGTATGATACAAATGGTGCAATAGGAGGTCAGCCATGCCCGCTGCCGAAGCCAAATCCGAACGTATCGAAGTACGCACCACGCCGACCATGAAGGCGCTGCTGCAACGCGCCGCCACGTCTTCGCACAAGAACGTGACGGATTTCCTGCTCGAGGCGGGTATCAATGCCGCCGAGGAAGCGCTGGTCGATCGGCGACTGTTCCAGCTGGACGACGCCCAGTGGCAAGCCTTTCAGGATGTTCTCGACCGTCCCGTCCAGAGCAAGCCACGCCTCGCCAAACTGCTCTCCGAGAAGAGCGTGCTTGAGTGACGGCGGAGAACCAGTCGTTCTCTGCTGTCCGGAAGCTCGATGCCACACACGACATCGACGCCTTTGATTGCGGCAAGGAACCTCTCGATCGATTCCTGAAGCGCCATGCGCTGGTCAACCAGAAAGCCGGCAGCGCTCAGACCTATGTCGTCTGCCGTGGAGAAAAGCACGTCGTAGGTTACTACAGCCTCGCGGTCGGCGCTGTCGAACATGCCGATGCGCCCACGCGGGTTGGCAAGGGGCTCGCCCGTCATCCGATCCCGGTGATGCTTCTCGCCCGGCTTGCCATCGACCGATCCGAGCAGGGAAAGGGACTGGGCAAAGCACTTCTCAAAGACGCACTTCTGCGCACGGCTCAAGCGGCTGACATTGCAGGCGTTCGAGCACTGCTCGTCCATGCCAAGCATGATGAAGCACGCGCCTGGTACGAGCAGTTCGACTTCGAGCCGAGTCCGACCGACCCCTATCATCTCTTCCTGCTGATGAAAGATCTGCGAGCGCTCCTCGGCGAATGATCGCAAGCTCGCGAAGCGAAGCGGAAAGTGTCCGCCGGACACTTTTCGAAGAGACGAAAACCCCAGTTCTTGGGTAGATTCTGGCTATCCTCGGGAGAGGCGCGCGTCGCGATCACGAGCGCACGGATCCTTTCGCTGGAACCGATCCAAGTAAAGGATCCGCACTGATCCTTTCGTTACGGATCGATGCCCGCTCACGCCAACATCGCCCGAGCATACGAGTTCGCGGGTCCTTCCTGGCGGAAATCGTATGCTGGCGGGCGAAGCGCGGCGCATCGCCAGCGGCAGGGCCGGATTTTTGGGAAGCCACCCGGAAGTCGGAGCCGCCGGAACCCCGCGCAGACCCCAATGAATGCTGGCTTTCGGGCCTGGTGGCCGGACGCCGCTGGATCCCGCGTGGAGTCCAGCGCGGCATCCGGAGTCCGGAAGCCAGCCGGCAATCCACCCGCACGACGGAAACGCCTTGCCCATGACGCTGAGCTTCGCTCCCGAGCGGATCGAGATGTGGCCGCTGGCCAGGCTCCAGCCCTACGCGAAGAACGCGAAGGTGCACGGGGCAGACCAGGTCGCGAAGATCGCCGCCAGCATGGCCGAGTTCGGCTGGACCGTGCCCTGCCTCGTGGCCGAGGACGGGGAGCTGATCGCAGGCCATGGGCGCGTGCTTGCCGCGACGCAGCTGGGGCTCACCGAGGCGCCTGTGATCGTGCTCGGGCATCTGACCGAGGCGCAGCGCCGGGCCTACCGCATCGCGGACAACAAGCTGACGGAACTGGGAAGCTGGGACGAGGCGCTGCTCTCGGCCGAGTTGAACGAGTTGCTGGCCGAGGACTTCGACCTGTCGCTGGTCGGGTTTTCCGACGGCGAGCTCGACAAGCTGCTAGCTTATGTGCAGGAGGGCGATGGCCAGGAAGGCGGCGGTGCCAGCGTGCCCCCGGTGACCATCCCCGAACCGCCGCGCAACCCGGCCTCGCGCACCGGCGATCTGTGGGTCCTCGGGGACCATCGGCTGCTCTGCGGCGACAGCACCAGCGCCGCCGATGTGCGCCGCCTGATGAACGGCGAGCGGGCGATCCTGTTCGCCACCGATCCGCCGTATCTCGTCGACTACGACGGCTCGAACCATCCGACCCGCAACAAGGACTGGTCGGCGTCCTACGGCACGACATGGGACGACAGTTCGCAGGGCGCCGAGCTCTACGACGGCTTCATCGCCGCTGCTGTCGCCGAGGCCATCGCCGAGGACGCGGCCTGGTACTGCTGGCACGCGTCACGCCGCCAGGCGATGCTGGAGGCCTGCTGGGAGAAGGCGGGCGCCTTTGTCCATCAGCAGATCATCTGGGTGAAGGATCGGGGCGTCCTGACCCGGTCGCATTACCTCTGGAAGCACGAACCCTGTTTCATGGGCTGGCGTCGCCCGAACCGGCCGCCGAAGGTGGCCGAGGAAACCCTGCCGTCGACATGGGCGCTGCCCAGCTTCGCCAAGGACGAGCGTCCCGACCATCCGACGCCGAAACCGCTCGACGCCTTCGGGATCCCGATGCGCCAGCACGTGGCGCGCGGCGGGCTCTGCTACGAGCCCTTCTCGGGCTCCGGCTCGCAGATCATGGCGGGCGAAGCCAATGGTCGGCGCGTCTTTGCGATGGAGATCAGCCCGGCCTATGTCGATGTGGCCGTGGAGCGCTGGCAGGCCGAAACGGGTCGCAAAGCGATCCTCGACGGCGACGGTCGGACATTCGCGCAGGTGAGGACCGAGCGGCTTGGGGATGCCCCGGCCGCGTCTGAAACCGAACCCGAAATAGCCGCGTGACATGCATGACCTGGCTCTACCTTCCTCCGGATGCACTTCCGGAACCGCAGACGCATGCCTGTTCGGCCTCTCGCTTTGCTCCGGCGCTGGCGGGCTCGATCTCGGGCTCGCCGTCGCCATCCCCGGATATCGTGCTGTGGGCCATGTCGAACGGGAAACCTACGCCGCAGCCGTCCTCGTGGCGCGGATGGAAGACGCGGCCCTGGATCCGGCGCCTGTCTGGGACGATGTTGGAACCTTCGACGGCCGCCCGTGGCGCGGCGCAGTGGACATCGTCACTGCGGGCTATCCGTGCCAGCCGTTCTCCGTCGCGGGCAAACGCCGGGGCGCGGATGACCCGCGCCACCTCTGGCCACATGTCGCCCGGATCATTGGCGAGGTCGAGCCGCCCTTCGTCTTCCTCGAGAACGTCGCCCATCATCTCCGCCTCGGCTTCCCCGAAGTCGCCGCAGGACTGGTCGGCATGGGCTACCGCCTTGCGGCAGGCCTCTTCACGGCGTCGGAAGTCGGCGCGCCCCACAAGCGTGAGCGGCTCTTCATCCTCGCCATCCGCGAGGGAGACGAACTGGCCGACCCCGCGCGCCTGCTCTGGAACCCGGTCGAGTGGCGGCAACCGGACCGAATTGCTGCACCTCTGGCCGACGCCCCGCGCCAGCGCCAACGAGAACCGGCAGACGAAGCCGACGCCATCGCAGGAAGCTGGTCGGCACGGGATGAACCTCGCAACGACGGCGGCGATGTGGCCGACGCCGCAGACCGACAGTTTTCGCAGTCGAGGTGGCGACAGGCGCGACGAGAAGGGTCTGGACCGGATGGCGCGGGATTGGCCGACGCCGATGGCGAGCGACGGCTGCAAGCCGAGCGCTGGCAACCGCAGGAGTGCCGACCTGACCCATGCGGCGGGGATATGGATGACGCCGACGGCGCGCGACCACAAGGATGGGGCGACGACGTTGGCGAACACGCCGGTGAACGGCCTGCTTGGCCGCCAGGTCTTGGTGACACCTATGGCTGGGAGCGATACCTCCGATGCGCGCCGAACCTTGAACCCGCTGTTCGTCGAGGCGCTGATGGGCTGGCCCACCGGGTGGACCGGCTTCGGCTCTGCGGGAACGGAGTGGTCCCGCTGGTTGCGGCGCATGCGCTCAGAACTCTCGCAGCTGAATTGCTGGCCGATGGACGAAGGTGAAGGTGTGCCGGCATGAGGCAGTCGCGCCTCATGTCGCTGGTCGAAGCCATCACCAACGTGGCCGTCGGCTATGGCGTCGCGGTTGCGACCCAGCTGATGGTCTTCCCGTGGTTTGGCCTGCCCGCGCGTCTCGACAACGCGCTGGCGATCGGGGCGATCTTCACCGTCGTCTCGATTCTGCGCAGCTTCCTGCTGCGGAGGCTGTTCGAGGCGATCCGGGTCAGCGGTCAGTTCCGGGACTGATCCTCGAAGATGCCGAGCATCTCCTCCACCCAGTCCTCGTCCTCACTCCGCATCAGCACGGCCACGAGAAGCTGGACCAGGTGCGGGACCGGTGCATCCAGCGGATTGTCGGGCAGATAGAAGGACAGCTCGCCCTCGGCGGAGACGACGAGGGCGGAGGAGCCTGATGGCAGGACCGTGCCGTGATCGGTGGAAACATTGGTCATGGCATCACCAGTAGTATTTGTGCGGCTTGTGGTTGCCGAGATCCCAGATCAGCGTATCGGGATCGGCGCCGTGCAGCAGCCGGGTGATCGTCCGGGCGTTGCGGCGGCGGCGCGGACGGCTGTGGAAAAGGATGTTCCAGTGCGACGGCGTTCCGTTCGGGAACGCGCCGACGCTCCTGCTTCTGGTTCGGGATTTCTTGCGCTTGTAGTTCATCATTCGTCCTCCGGGATTTGCAGACATGCGAATGCCTGCGGTCCGGAGGGCCGCGAATGAAGAACTAGCGATGAGGGTCGAAGTCGGGATGATTTTCGCGGGAACGCGCATATCACGGCTGTGCCGAAACGTAAACCGCCGCCTCGAAGGGCGGCGCATCCGGTTCGACGCTTCGGCCTTCAGACAGGTGGAAGCCTGTAGACCCGTCCGCGTCCCTCGATCTTCTCCGAAGTCACTTCGAGCCCGAGCTTCTTCTTCAGCGCCCCGGCCATCGCGCCGCGCACCGTGTGCGACTGCCAGCCGGTCGCGGTCATGATCTCCGCGATGGTCGCGCCTTCCGGTGCGCGCAGCATGGCGATCAGGGTAGCCTGCTTGGTGCCCTCGCGCCGCGTGCGCGCCTTGGGCGCGGGATCGCTCTCACGCGGGGTGTTCTCCGGGGCGTCCGCGCTCGGCGTTTCGTTGGCGTCCGTGAGCGCGGTGTCGGGCCCCTCCAGCTCGATGCCGATGGCGGCGAGACCAGCGTCGGTAATGTGCAGGAGGATGGCGCAACCGTTCTCGTCGTTGCGCCAGATGCGGTTGAGCGCGGCGTCGGCCTTCGTCTGGCTGTCGGTCACCGTTTCCGCGACCAGTCCGCGAGAGAGAAGCGCGCCCACCACCTTGACGGCGGCGCCTCCGCGCAGGGAACCGGGCAGCGGCAGGACGTTGCCGTCGTCGCGCTGAGCAGCAGCGCTGAGGATCACGGCTTGAGTGTCGGAAAGCTGGGTCATCGGGGTCGTCTCCATGGTCGGGGCCGCGCCCATCGCGGCCCTTCTACGACCCCAAGCCCGCCTCGCGGCGGGCAGGCTTCGGAGAGGCTGGCACTACTCGGCGTGTTCGCCTTCGCAGAACGCCATATCGGTGATCTCCCGCAGTCTGGCGCTGTAGTGGTTCAGGGTGCCGACATGGCCCCAGTGGATCTCGTCGGGGTGGACCTCGAAGTGGTCCGCGCTGAGAGCAGCGAGGCGTTCCAGCATCGCGTCGATCTCGAACTTGGCGGCGAGGAAGGCGTCGAGGGCCTTCGTGTTGTCCTGTGTGCAGCGGGTCATCGTGGTGGCTCCGTGGTCGAGTTGCATCGCGTCGTTGGAGTGACGTTCGCTCCGGTCGCGCTGCTTATCAACTCAATAAGCACATGAATCTGAATGATAATCGGAGCGACCGATGCTAGGCATGAGCGAGCGCCAATACGCCGCGCGCGTCGGTCTCTCGCGGGGCGCGATCCAGAAGGCGAAGGCGGCGGGACGGCTGGTCCTCCATGAGGATGGCAGCATCGACGCAGAGGCGAGCGATACACGCCGGGCGGCGATGACGGACCCGTCGAAGTCCCGGCGCACCACGGCGCCCAAGCTCAAGCCGGTACCCGACGCGGCCGTGTCCGCCGTTGGCGACACTCTGCGGGAACAAGGGCTTGCCGCGCCGCCAGTCGGCAGCGGCACGACCTTCCTGCAGGCCAAGATCGCGAATGAGGTGCTGAAGGCCCAGGAGC